GGACTACGTAGCAATGGGAACCGCCGTGGCTTCGGCCAGCAGCTTATCGCTCGCTGGGTTCATCCCGTAGAGTACCAACTCTTTCAACGTCTCCGGGCTGTGACTCAAGGTGAGTTCACCACCTGACATCAGCACGTGACCATCTTGTTTCTCCAGTTTGCGGAATTTTCCCAACCCAGAGTAGTGCCGTATTGTTTGTGGTCGCGAGATGGCGACGATGAACCTGTGGTTGAACCACTTCGCTCGATACATGATGGCGTCAGCGACTGGCGCTATAACGTTGGGTGGGAGTGCAGCTATTAGCTTATTTTGTGCGCTCCGCGCGTCCGACCCTTTCGCCCACGAATCCCAGCTGGTGATGTACACCTGGCTGTCTGTTGTTAGTGTGGGCTCGATGTACATCTCATTTATGTACAGTGTGCCCTTACTCTTGTAGTATTCGTACGCCATTGCGGTCATTGGGTCTTCTAGTGACGAGGAGAATCTGATTCTCACGGCATCTGGCTCGCCTAGGTAGGCGTTGCTCGGGATGAAGTACCGTTCGAGTTCAGACCCATCTCCTGTGATGCTGTCTCCCTTCTACGAACATCACTGAATAGCGGAGGTTGTATTTGTTGGAGTCGGCTCCCTCACCTGCGGGTTTGGCATCTCCTACCCACAGTGGTGCGTTATTCCAGTCTTTCTCTTGGCGTCTATCGTCAATCTGCGCAGTTGCATTGTTCGGCGCTACTACCGGTTTAAGCCCGAAGAGTGCGGTGTATGGATTCTCGGAGTAGTGATCCCCGTCACTCCAAATGAAATCAGCCCCAATGGCGTTAATCATGTGCTCACCGGATGACTTGGTATGCCATCCGATTGCCCCAGTCACTCTATTGATCTCTTCCAGTAAACGATCGAGTGATTCGTACTGCATGATCAGCTGGTAGGGGCTGATCATACCGCCGGCTTCCCAAATACCCCAAGAAGTGGTGGTCGGTTGCCGCATCAATTTATCCAGCTCTATGCCGATGTCCATCATCTTGTGATACCCATCGAGTGTCTCAGTGGCGTCAAATAGAATGGGTTTGTCGCCAAAGAAGGACTTCATAGTCACATGACCATTTAGCGAAGCGACGAGTGACGTGAGTTGGTTTTGAGGCAGACCTGCGCGTCGTTTGTCCCACAGCTCATGTATGCGGAGCCTCTCCTCCCAATAACTGCT